TAACACCATAGCCGTTATAGAAAAAGCGGGAAAGTGTTTTTCAAGCCCTATAAAAGCTGAACCGCTTAGGTTGTTGCACCCAAGCACTTCTAGGACTCAGGATGCTGAGCAGTAAATTCTTGGGAAAACAGTGCTTATGGTGCAGGGTAGAATTAACTAGCTTAGATAAATATCGCTGCACCTCAAAAGGTATTAATGTAGTGCAGAGAGGAAAAGGACTATATGGGGTCTGCTTAGCATGTCTAGAAACTGCTTTAACCCTAGAAAGGTCCCTATATCCTGCACAGAGTATTCCTGCAACAGTAGAGCATCTTGAGCGCACTATTAGATGCTGTTACTGTGGGGGAAAGTTAAATATAGATGAAAAAAGGAGACACTTTTTGGAGAATGAATGCTATGCACTTGTAAGAGGCTGCTTGAGAGGACGGTGCTACGAGTGCACTAAGGATGGTGCACGGACCAAATACCCATAAGGACCTACCACAAGATGAATCACCTGAGACTGTCACATTGCACCTCCGGCCGCTGATACAGCCAAGCGAACATGGAAGTCTGCCCTCCCTGAAACCCTTAAAAATACAGAAGAAAAGCCGCCCACTTCTTCGCACGTATTATGTGACTGTCGCTTGTCCCTGCTCCACTCGGCTGAACTTCGCTGTGAGCACAAGCTCTAAATCAATCCTTATCTTCGAGGAGCTCCTAACTGCAGATTTTCAAATCCTGTGTCCTACCTGTGCAAAGCGGCCATGAGTGACGAACCAGGTAGCTCGGGGATTGGGAAAGGGTCTGAGTTTATTTTGCTGGAAGCCGAATGTGATAGTTCCGATTCGGAGGCTGACTCACAGGTAGACAGCGATGCTGGGCATGATCTAGAGGATTTTGTCGATAATGCAACTGTGTTTCAGGGAAACCACCGGGAATTATTCCAAATACAGGAAAAAGAGGCGGGAGACAAAGCTATTCAAAAACTCAAAAGAAAACTAGCTTTAAGTCCCAGTTCTGACGCCTCACCCGAAATTGATCAGCTCAGCCCAGGCTTGGCTGCTATAACGTTGCAGCCGAGGAGAAATCCGTTGGTAAAGAGAAGGCTTTTTGACAATATTGGACCGAAAGCACAAGATGAAGCTAATAGTCCTTCTCAAGTCAGCCTCCAGGTACATGGGAAAGAAAATGGGAGGAGCCAGGAAGACAGTCCCCATGGCTCACTGCAAACTGACCACAGCGTCAGTGAGCAGAAAGACAGTCAAAGGATGGTGCTGGATATACTTAAGTCTAAGAATAGTGCTGCCTGCAAGCTGAAGCTGTTTAAAACTATTTTTGCGTGCAGTTACTCTGACTTAACTAGAGTGTTTCAGAGCAATAAGACCACTAATCTTCAGTGGGTTATAGCTGCTTATGGACCTTCTGAAACTATGTTTGAAGCCAGCTTTGAACTACTCAAAAAAGCATGCAGCTACCTGCTAAGTGTTAGAAGGTCCCATGAAACTGGAACTGTAGCATTGTTTTTAGCTTGCTTTAACAACGCGAAAAGCAGGGATACTGTTCGAAAGCTGTTTGCAAGCATTCTCAATGTCCATCCTGAGCAGCTGCTCATGCAACCTCCAAAAATTAGGGGTGTGTGTGCAGCTTTATTCTGGTTTAGACTCACTTTCTCGCCTGCAACGCTAACATACGGGACTTTACCACAGTGGATCAGGACGCAAACAATTGCTGCAGAGTATACAGACCAAGCACTTAAGTTTGACTTTGGGACTATGGTTCAGTGGGCCTATGATAATAGTTATTGTGAAGAATCTAAAATAGCCTATGAGTATGCTATGCTTGCTAACTGTGATAGTAATGCAAAGGCCTTTCTTGCTAGCAATAATCAAGCTAAAATGGTAAAAGACTGTGCAACTATGGTTAGGCATTATAAGCGTGCAGAAGTACAAGCTATGAGTATTTCTGAGTATATTAAAAGACGTTGTGAACAAGCTCCAGAGGGGGGGAGCTGGCTCCCCATTATGAATTTGTTTAAATTTCAAGGCATTGAGCCTATAAGGTTTGTTAACAGTATGCGGCAGTGGTTACGTGGCGTTCCCAAAAAAAACTGTATATGTATAGTAGGCCCGCCTAATAGTGGAAAATCATTGCTGTGTAACTCCTTAATCTCATTTTTGGGCGGGAGAGTGCTAACGTTCGCTATGCATAAAAGCCATTTTTGGCTCGCACCCTTAAGTGAAGCAAGGGTGGCTCTCATAGATGATGCCACGTATGCATGTTGGAAATACTTTGACACATACCTCAGAAATGCCCTGGATGGGTACCCTATTTGTATTGATAGGAAACACAAAACTGCTGTGCAAATGAAAGCTCCACCCCTTTTAGTGACTAGTAACATCGATGTGCATGCAGATGAAAAGCTGTATTATTTGCACAGCAGGATTGTGAGCTTTTACTTCAAGGAGACATGCACAACAGCTAACGGTGAGCCTATGTTTTCTATTACTAATGCGGATTGGAAAATTTTTTTTGAAAGGCTATGGGGACGCTTAGAGCTCAGTGACCAGGAGGAAGAGGGTGAAGAAGATGTCAGCCAGCGACCGTTTACGTGCAGCGCAAGAGCAGCAGATGCTGCTGATTGAAAAAGACAGTACTAAACTATCTGACCATGTTCTATTCTGGGAAGCTGTGAGGACTGAAAATGGACTGTTGTATGCTGCTAGACAGAAGGGTATTACCTCTATGAATGGATTTCCAGTGCCTGCATTAGCAGTATCTAGTACTAAAGCAAAGCAAGCTATTGAAATGCAGCTTTTATTAACTGAATTAATGCACACTACATGGGGTCGTGATGCATGGACATTGCTTGATGTCAGCTATGAAAGATACCTCATGGAGCCTAAATGCACCTTAAAAAAGGGACCCCGGGTAGTAGAAGTGATGTATGATAATGATCCTGCAAATAGGACGTGGTATACAGCCTGGAGCCTTTTGTACATGCGCACTCCAGCAGGCTGGCTTTTTGCAACTGGTGGGGCTGATGAGTGTGGCCTCTACTACACAGACATGACGGCAGTTCGCCATTATTATGACTTCTTTGGAAGAGACGCTGCAAGATACGGCAGTACTGGGACATGGTCAGTAAGAGATCAGGATAGGGTGTTTTACTCTGGACCTTTATCTCTTAGACCCGAATCAGGATGGAGTGAACACAACACAGAGAGACGACCGGAGGACTCGCCCGACAGAGCCGTCCCTCCTCCTTCTCCAGGGACACCCTCCGGATTCGGTCCCATCCGAAGCAGCCAATATCGGAGCAGGACCTATACTCGCCCGTCTCCCTACGGTGCAGACCAGTGCCAAGGGGTTTTACTACGCTGCGATTCCACCTCCTCGGTGTCGAGCCCGGTATCGTTGGGTTTGGAACGAAGGGAGGAAGGGGAAGAGACGCCGCCGTCGCCAGACTCAACAGACATAGTTTCTGCACCTGCAACGCCTCCGGACCCCAATCAGTTTTCACTCTTCAAAAGCTCAGGTGGGCAGCAGTGTGTACTTTTGTCTGGTTCTGGAAACCAGGCTAAGTGCTTTAGGTTTCGGTTGAAAAAGGGACATAGAGACAAGTACCTACATTGCACAACCACCTGGTGGACTGTTGGTGACGAGGGATCAGAGCGCCGCGGTCAAGCAAGTCTACTGGTCACCTTTGACAGTCCTACACAGCGAGAACTGTTTCTTAAGACTGTTCCTATACCTGATTCTATGACTGTAAGAGGCTATACTATACAGCCAGACTTCTGATGGGACTCTGCTGTTGCAAGCTTGGCATGCAGCATCCCTTTCTGCTGTTGTTTCTTGGACTTCTGTGGGGAGTTCAATTGCTGTTGATGTTTTTTCTGCTCTTTTTCTTCTTTATCTTTTGGGATAAATATGGCTGTCGCTGCGACAAACTCCCTGTGTAAATAATGCCACTGTGGCTGTGGCTCCTGATATTTTTGATACTTACCCAGTTTAATGTGTTCATTTATCTGTTTATTTTTCTTATACTGTTTATTAGTTACATTTTGCTGGTATTGTTGGACGAGGAGTGTGGTGGTTCCGTAGACGCATGTCCCGGTGGTGCAGACGTTAACCCCACAAAGAATAAAGAATGGCAAACAAAAGAGTTAAGCGTGCCAACCCCTATGATCTGTACAGGACTTGCAAGCAAGCAGGAACCTGTCCACCTGATGTGATCCCCAAAGTGGAGGGAAGCACTATTGCAGACAAAATCCTGCAGTATGGGAGCATGGGGGTATTCCTGGGAGGGCTAGGCATTGGGACAGGTCAAGGAAAGCCAGTCTCAGGTGGGTATGTTCCTCTGCGGACCTTTGGATCCACTGCATCCATCAGCAGCACCGCAGGTAGGGGCACAGCAGCCATAAAGCCTTTTGCAGGAGGAATACCGCTGGAGACCTTGGAAACAATTGGTGCATTCCGTCCCTCTGCTGTCGAGGAAAGCTCTTTGGGAACAGGTGTAGGTATTCACAGTGAAGCTCCCTCAATTCTTATTCCAGACTCTGCCCCAAGTGGGAATGTGTTAGGGGGGCTAGACGTCAGCACAGACAGCTCTGCAGACACTTTGATCACTTTACTTGAACCTGAGGGTCCTGATGATATTGCTGTATTAGAGGTGAGACCAACAGAACATAGCAGAGCCCACCTCTCTTCCAGCAGTATGCATCCTAACCCCTTATTTCAACAGTTGGAACCTGCAGCTATAGGTGACACTTCAACATTCGAGAATGTGCTAGTGGGTGGGAGCGGCATAGGGGATAATTACAGTGAAAGTATAGAACTTACCTTATTTTCAGAGCCAAGGACCAGCACGCCTGAACCTGGATTTAAGAAGCCAAGGCTTCGTGGAATATTTAACTATTTCAGTCGCAGATACTACACTCAGCTACCTACGTCTGATCCTGATCCTGGCGCTGCTGCAGGCTCCTATGTCTTTGAGAATCCTGTATTCGATTCAAAGGCGTTTGAACCTGAGCTGCCCACGGATGCACCACCTACACATGCAGATGCTGAGGAATCCCCCTTTATTTCTGCAGCAAAACTGCTGCAAGGGCCCTCTGGGAGGGTTGGTGTTAGCAGAATTGCGCGTCCCACAGCTATGGGAACGCGTAGTGGCGTCAGGGTAGGACCTTTATTTCACCTTAGACACTCCTTCAGTACAATTGCACCGTCAGCAGAATCTGTGGAGCTAGTCCCAACAGTGCTGGAGGAAGGGGAAGTGATTACAACAGTGGCAGAGTCACATTTAGGCGACAATGCATTTGAGGAAGTTGACCTAGACAGTGTTACAAGTGACACGCCACTACTTGAAACAGAGCACCTCTCTCACTCTGGAAAAAAAAGCAACCTCCCTGCAGCAGGTGGTATGTCCCGGCCTGTCATAGCTGTGGATGTGGATGCTGGTCAATCTGAGGGGTTACAGCCTCCACGCATACGTGACATAAGCACTGGTCATGATCATTATAATCCCGACAGCACATCAACAATAGTTATTGATGGCAACATCATAATTTACAGTACATACTTTAAGCACTATTATCTGCATCCCAGCCTGTATAGGCGCAAGCGCAAACGCCTCCTTGATTGATTTTTTTGCAGATGGCGTTCTGGCACGCTGGACAGAAGCTCTACCTACCTCCTACACCTGTGAGCAAAACACTGTGCTCGGAATCCTATGTGTACAGGAAAGACATATACTACCATGCAGAAACTGAACGGCTGCTTACTGTAGGCCACCCATTTTACCCTATTCAAGTAAAAGACAAAACAGTTCCTAAGGTATCCCCTAACCAATATAGAGCATTCATGGTGCAGCTTCCAGATCCTAATCAGTTTGCATTGCCTGACAGAACAATATATGATCCTACTAAAGAGAAGCTAGTATGGGGCCTTATAGGGTTGCAGGTATCTCGTGGACAGCCTCTAGGCGGGGCAATCAGTGGTCATACATCATTCAATGCACTTTTAGATGCAGAAAACGTAGGAAGACGTACCAATACACAATCTACTGATGATAGAAAAGCTGCAGGTATGGATGCAAAGCAGCAGCAAGTGCTGCTTGTGGGGTGCACACCTGCATTAGGGGAGTATTGGGATACAGCTAGGCCCTGTGTCTCAGATAGCCCAGAGAAAGGCTCCTGTCCTGCACTAGAGCTAAAGCATAAACCTATAGAGGATGGAGATATGATGGACATAGGCTTTGGTGCTGCAAACTTTAAAGAGCTTAATAGCTCTAAGTCTGATCTACCTCTTGATATTACCAATGAGATTTGTCTATATCCTGATTATTTGCGTATGACAGAAGAAACAGCTGGAAATAGCATGTTCTTTTTTGCAAGAAAGGAGCAAGTTTATGTGCGACACGTATGGTCTAGAGGCGGGACAGATAAGGAAGCCCCCCCTAACGGGTACTTTTTAAAGCCTAAAAGCTCCGCGCAGCCTACTATTTCAGGGGTTTTTATTGGTGCACCCTCTGGGTCTCTGCTTTCAACAGATGGTTTAATATTTAATCGTCCATATTGGCTATATCGTGCTCAGGGAATGAACAATGGTATATGCTGGAATAATACTGTATTTGTCACTGTTGGAGATAACACACGTGGTACAAATTTAACTATTACTGTGCCCTCTTCTGACGAGTCAGTAACAGATTATGACAGCGCAAAGATCAATGTATATCATAGACACGTGGAAGAATATAAACTAGCATTCATCTTTCAACTGTGCTCTGTGCAGTTAACCCCTGAAACAGTGAGTAGTCTGCAGGGGTTAATGCCCAGCATTTTGCAAAACTGGGAAGTAAATGTACAACCTCCTGCCTCTTCAATTCTGGAAGATACCTACCGTTATCTAGAATCGCCAGCCACTAAGTGTGCAGATAATGTGTCTCCTACTAAGCCAGATCCCTATGATGGGTTAAAATTCTGGAAGATTGATCTAAAAGAGAAGTTTTCTTTGGATATTGATCAGTTCCCTCTAGGGAGACGGTTCCTAGCTCAGCAAGGTTTAGGATGCACAACAATAGTGCGCAGGCGAGCTTCTAGATCTACCTCAAGTAAGGTACCCTCTAAGCGCCGAAGAAGGGGCACCTAAGGACACTGTCCTAGCATATTAAGCACTTTGTTAATAAATAAAAACTGCATTTAATTATAAATGTGTCATGTCCGCTGTCTACACCACACCCGGTCTGGTATGCACAAAATAGCTCTGTCAGCAGCTATAAACTCCCTGCAGCTGGCGCCTCAAAATAAAATCCAGACGTCTTGACGCCAGCTGTGGAAAAAAAGGGTCGTGTGCATAGCACCGCTGGCGGTTTAAGAGTTCAACCCACGCAGAACCGTCTCCGGTTCTGTCTGCTAAAGCAAATCCCACGCACACCGGGAGCGGTCTCCGTCGGGGTCTTAAAATTGAAGCACCGGATTCGGTTCATTGAGGTAAGATTTAGTTTTTTTTTCCGGAAATCAATAGGAAAAGCAATAGGAAAAGCAAACACTTATTTTGTTAAATGCTCAAGTTCACAACCGTCTGCGTTTCATTAAAACCACAGTACCTTTCACGGTTAGGTTTCAATATCGCTGACGGTGCTTGCTACTTTTCTAAACTGCTCCCCCATTGGTTGGTTCAGTGAATTACTAACTGCTCCTTGCTCTGATTGCTAGATCTTCTACGGTGCTGTACTACTCTGCACAGTAATTTTTTTCTAGAGATGATTGTTGTTAACAATAA